ATCCATTGCCAGCCGATGATATAGTTGATAATAACCGTAATTATAGGCGTGCGATTGGTTACGCAATCGACGTGGCGTTTATTTCAAACAACTTTTCAGATACCCCGACCGAGTGGGGATTAGCGGACAACGGAAAGTATTTTGCGCCCCCTTATTCCATATACGGACAAACGTTTTATCCAATCGCCCGGTCAACGTGGCGTTATGCGTCGTTGTGGTTTGGGTTTTATTTGATGGATTGGTTATTAGAGGAAAAAGCAAGGAAAGAATATACTTTGCGGGATGCGTTCCCGGTTGCGTCGTGTATATCTGTTTTGCTTAATCAGATTGCGCCCGGAATTACGCACGCAGCCACGGCGGAATACAGCCAATTTTTATACGGTTCATATAATCCAATATCCGGGTTGAATTTCCGTTTGCTTGTATCGCAGAAAACAAACATTATAAACGGCGAATATCAGCAACCCGCACAAAAAGCCCCGACGACCTTACAACAATTTACCAATATGTTACGGGATTGTTTCAAATGCTATTGGTTTATTGAGGACGGCAAATTTAAAATTGAGCATATCCAATATTTCCGCAATGGCGGTTCCTACTCCGGCGGGGTTGTGTTAAGCCACGATTTGACAAAGGAATTGAATTTACGCAACGGGAAATCGTGGGCATTCAACACGTCGGAATATTCGTTTGATAAGGTCGATTTGCCGGAACGTTACCAATTTAAGTGGATGGACGACGTTACGGCGGCGTTTGAGGGTTTGCCGATACAGGTAATTAGCAAGTATGTAACGCCCGGAAAGGTTGAGGACGTAAACGTATCTAATTTCACGTCGGATATTGATTTGATGTTGCTAAACCCCGGCAACATGAGTTCGGACGGGTTCGCCTTATTTGCCGCCGTTCCGCCAACGTCCGGGTCGCAATGGATATTACCGTTTACACGTCAAACCGTCAACGGGGTTGAATACTTTTTGCAAAACGGATATTTAGCGTTTATTAATCTGCAATCGCCCTATTGGTTGTATGATTTACCCGCCCGTAGGGTATCAATAAACGGTTCCGAAACATACGCATACGGGATTGAGAGAAAGAAGAAACAAACGTTTAGTTTTCCGGCGAATGACGACCCAAACCCGATGCAGCTAATAAAAACGTATATCGGTAACGGTCAAGTTGATAAATTAAGCGTAAATTTGTGCAGTCGTTCAATTAAAACAACTTTGAAGTATGACACCGAATAATAATTTGTCCGTATTGCCGTTTTACGAGGGCGTGCAATACCAAGATTATAAAAAATCGTATGCGTATGGCGACGTTTACCCGTTGTTTACGCCTATCAATAAACTATTGCCGTTTCAAATCATACGCCCGACCCGTTCAAATAACATTGTATCGGTTCGGTTGTATGATTATAAATTTACCCGGATATTGGCGGACATAACAACGCCGATGTTGGAAACCGGATTGCAGATTGTCCGGTTTGCAAATTACGGTTATGATGTTATTGTTTACCCCGGTTTGTTGCCGATGGCTTTAGATTTCCCGGAGGGGCGTTATATGATTGGAATTAACGACGGCGTACAATGGTATTATTCCGATGTATTTACGTGGATTTCCGGCGGAATGGACGGTTATTTGTGCGTTGAATGGAGCGACGCCGCCAATATGGAAGTTGACGGCGGACAAATCGTTTACGAGGGCGTCCAATTCAAAAACCGGGTTTACGTGTGTTCGGAGTTAGGAAAGCCGGAATACAAGTTTGAGGAAGAGGGCGAAGAACGGGACGGGTATTTTTTCCCGGAAAAACAAATATCGGAAAAAACGTTTCGGTTTGTCTTTTTAGCCCCCGAATACCTTTGCGACGTAATGCGGTTAATCCGTATGAGTGATTTTGTAACGGTATATAGTCAAGGCAGGAAATACGATTGCGACACGTTTTTAATTACCCCCAAATGGCAAACACAAGGCAATTTGGCGTCCGTCGAATGTGAATTTGAATGCGCAACCGTGGTTAAGAAAATCGGACGGGGCGTTATTCCAACGACCGGGGGCGATTACAATAAAGACTTTAATAATGACTTTAATAACAATGATGTAGTTTAAATTTTTATCAGTATGGGAAATTACGAAGAATTAAAAGCCGCCGTTGCGTCTGTTATCAA